CCCAAACCAACTAAGGAGCACGAATGCCAACGACCGTCATTACCGGACGCGATCTGACCTTGACGATCGCGAGCACAAATTACGACGCACAAGTCACAAGCGCGGTTCTAACCAATGCGCCCGTCATCGATACCTATCAGACACTAGATGGCAAAGCTTACAAACACATCGACGATCAATGGACTTTCGATGTTGAAATGCTTTCAGATTGGGGCGCAACCGGCTCACTCTGTGAAGCTTTATGGCTTGCCGCAGATTCCGCACCAAACACCACACTTGCCGCAAGCTTGACAGCCGCCACCGGCGCGGTCTTTGCGTTCAATGTTTATCCTGTTTATCCATCAGTCGGCGGAGCGGCTCCCGGAGCTCAAACCGTCACACTTTCATTCTTGGTGAACGGCACTCCAGCCGACACATTCAGCTAATAAAGGAGATCGGGAGATGAAGCTAGAAATCACTATCGAACACCATTCCGGGGAGTCAGCCGTACACACGGCGAGCGTCCCGGAGTGGCAGAAATGGGAGATCAAATTCGGTCGAACAATTCAGGACGCGCATAACAATCTCGGCGTGAATGACATTCTTTTCCTAGCGTGGAACGCGATGAAGCGTGAAGCCGGCGGAAAAGCTGTCAAACCTTATGAGATTTGGTGTGAGACGGTCTCGGATTTCTCAATCGGCGATGATCACCCAAAAGACACACAGCCGGAAGCTTAGGACGATTACTTGTCGAGTTAGCAATCGAGACAGGTATTCCGATGAGCGAATGGCGAACGGCAGAGGATATTTTCACGGCGATCGATGTATTGGAGAAGCGGAATGAGCGTAGAAATCGCGTATGACAAAGCCGAACTTCGCGCGATCACTCATTCATTCAAAGCGATGTCCGATGAAGGTATCGAAGCCGCAAAGCGTGAATCCTCAGCCCTAGCGGAATTTCTACAGCTTAAAGTCAGAGAAACAGCTCAATCCCGAACCGTCTCGGGAACGGCTGTCCGTCGTGTTGCCGAAGGCTCAAGGGTTGCGAAGTCGTCCAAGATCGGGGAAGTCTCGTTCGGCTTCGCGGCACAAAAGTTCTCCGGTGGTGGTACGACTCAAAAGCTCTGGGCTGGACTCGAGTTCGGTTCCAATCGATATAAGCAATTCCCGAGACGCACTCCGACGCTCAATGGCGGATCTGCCGGCTATTTTATTTATCCAACACTCAGATCGATTCAGCCCGAACTCATAGCGAAATGGGAAGCGGCGTTCGATCGTATCTTGAAGGAGTATGACTAATGGCTGGATCAAGAACACTCAAGCTCTCGATCCTTGCGGATACAGCCGACCTCGTTAAAGGACTCAAGCAAGCCGAGGACACATCTAGCACATTCGGAGACAAACTAGGCGGAGCGTTCAAAGCTGTTGGAACCGCCGCAATCGCCGCCGGCGCGGCTATCGGTGCGCTCGCCATCAAATCCGCGATCGATGGAGTTAAGTCAGCAATCGAGGACGAAGCGGCTCAAGCAAAGCTCGCAAAGACTCTCCAGAATGTCACCGACGCAACCGACGCACAAATCGCCAGCGTCGAGCAATACATAACACAAACCTCACTCGCCACCGGGATCACCGACGATCAACTTCGTCCATCGCTGGATCGATTATTGAGATCAACTTCATCAGTTACCGAAGCGACTCGACTTCAATCGCTCGCGATCGATATCGCCGCCGGTACTGGTAAAGGTCTGGCGCAAGTCACCGAAGCTCTTTCTAAAGCCTACGACGGATCTTTCGGAGCGTTGAAAAAACTTGGCGTCCCAATCGATGAAAATATAATCAAGACAAAAGATTTTGACGCGGCTGTTCAAACCTTGTCAACGACTTTCGCTGGACAAGCTGATGTCGCCGCTAATACTTACGCCGGACGATTCGCAAGAATGAAAGTCGCGATGGACGAAGCGAAAGAGACTCTCGGATTCGCACTCTTGCCGGTAGTCGAAAAGTTCTCAAAATTTATGACCGAATCGGGAATCCCGGCTCTCAATGCGTTCATCTCTGGACTTACCGGAGAGGAAGGTCTAGCTGTTGCGTCCGACTATGCCGGGAAGCGTGTTGATTCTTTTGAGCCTAAAATTTCAAAGACTCAAAAATCAGCATTCCAAGCCGGGCAAGATATTGCAGAAATGGCGAGACAAGTCGGCGGATTATTCAAATCGATCGATTCTGGAACCGGTGGAGAAGGTTCGTCGATTGATGGATTCATCAAAGCTCTAAAAGCTCTAAACGCGGTCGCCAATGTAACAATCACTATTCTAAAAGAGCTTGTCTCTATCGTTCAAATTGCCGCCGAATACTTGAGAAATCCTCTTTCGACGAACAAAGAGGACATTGATCGAATCCGAAAAGGACTAGGACTCAAAGTCTCATCAGCTGGATTCGACACATCAGTTCCGTCGGCTCCCGGAGTTCCACAGTTCAACACAGCCGGATTCTCTGGCGGTGCGTCGATCAATCTGACCGTCAACGGTGCGATCGATTCAGAATCCACAGCTAGACAGATCGTCTCAATTCTTAACGATTCGCAAGCTCGCGGAACACTTGGCGGAGCCGGAATCCTAGTGTGACGAACTGGGCTCCCGAGTGGCGTGTAAAGATCAACGCGGTCGAATACACAGATGTCACTCTTTCAAATTTAACAATCACAAGCGGTCGGACGGATATCTATCAGCAACCCGTCGCCGGGTATTGCGCTCTCGAACTTATCAATCTCAACACGGCGTCAGTCACGGTCTCAATCAATGACGGTCTCACAGTCGAGGTCAAGGACGGGACAGGCGTGTTCGTCCCGATATTCGGCGGATCGGTCTCCGATGTCGCTGTAGAGGTCGCCAGAGCCGGATCGACCGGATATTCACAGGTCGTCAGAATTGTCGCGCTAGGGGCTCTCTCACGGCTTCCAAAGGCACTCACAAACGGAGTTCTATCTCACGATTTCGACGGGGATCAGATTTACACAATCCTCTCATCGGTTCTCTTTGCGAATTGGAATCAAGTTCCAGCGGCGACGACTTGGGCGGCTTATGAACCGACCGAGACTTGGGCTAATGCTCTAAACACCGGATTAGGTGAGATTGATCAACCGGGAGACTTTGAGCTTTATCAAAGATCCTCAAGTGTTACCGATGTTTACTCCCTAGTCTCAGCTCTTGCGACTTCGGGCTTTGGTTATATCTACGAGGATTCATCCGGTCGGATTGGTTACGCCGATTCCACACATCGGAGCGAATATCTAGCGGCGAACGGATATCTTGATGTCTCAGCCAATGACGCAATCGGCTCGGGACTTGCCATTCGTACACGCGGCGGAGATGTTCGAAATGACATAACTCTTACCTATGGCAACAATTACGGATCACAGGTCACAGCAACCGAAGCCGCTTCAATCGCGCTTTACGGTGATCTCGCCGCAATCATCAACACAACCGTCAGAGGTAACACAGACGCCACAGCTCAAGCGGCGCGATACTTGTCTCTCCGGGCTTATCCTCGCGCCAAGTTCGATCAGATCACTTACGCACTCACAAATCCAGAAATGTCAGATACCGATCGCAATACGCTCATCGCGGTATTTATGGGACTTCCAATGAATGTCACCGATCTCCCGATCAATATGAACGACGGGCAATTTCAAGGATTTGTCGAAGGTTGGACATTCCGCGCAAGCTTTAACACTCTGGCGATCACGGTCAATCTTTCGCCAATCGCATTCTCTCTCACGGCTTTCCGTTGGACATCCGTTCCAATATCCGAAAGATGGAACACTTTATCCCCTACACTCGACTGGGAACACGCCACAGTCGTCGCATAGAAAGAAGGAAAATGGCAACGACAACGAATTTCGGCTGGGAGACGCCGGACGACACCGATCTCGTCAAGGACGGAGCCGCCGCGATCCGGACGCTCGGTCAGTCGATCGATACTTCGATGGCTGATCTTGAAGGTGGAACGACCGGGCAGATTCTCGCCAAGAATTCTAATACCGATATGGATTTCGTCTGGATTGCTAACGATCAAGGCGACATCACCGAAATCACAGCCGGAACCGGAATTTCAGGCGGTGGCACTTCTGGAGCTGTAACAATCACAAACTCAATGGCGACAGCGATTGACGCAAAGGGTGATCTAGTAGCCGGAACTGGAGCAGACACTTTTAGTCGTCTCGCCATCGGTACTAATGGACAAGTATTAACAGCCGATTCAACAGCCGGAACGGGTATGAAATGGGCAACGGCTGGTAGTGCTTTTAACGGCGCGAGTGTCTATAAAACTGCAACACAAGCAATTGCGCATAATACCGCCACAACTATTACTTTCAATGCTGAATCTTACGACACTAACACTTATCACGACAATGTTACCAATAATTCCCGTTTAACAGTTCCTTCTACTGGATATTATTTAGTAAATGCTCTAGTTCAATATGACGGAAATAGCACCGGTTACAGAGATATAATTTTATTAAAAAATGGTAGTCAAGTAACTTATTTTGCTCGCGGTGCTGATGCAACGACTACCGGCTACGGTCCAATGTGGATCACTCGTTATGTATATTTAGCCGCAAATGATTATTTAACATTGACAACTTATCAAACTAGCGGCATATCATTAAACCTTCAATCTGGTGATACGACCAACTATTTTCAAATTCAATACTTAGGAGCGTAAATGATTTTTGACAAACCAGTTTTATTAAACGGTGAAACTTTGATTAAAGAATTGTTTACACTTGGTATTGTTATTAGTTCAGTTTTTGTAAATGAAAATGAAAAACTAGAGTTAAATATATCTGAAAAAGATAAAACTAAAGTCGAGGCGGCTTTATTAGTTCATGACGGTTCGGACATAGTAAATCCCAAAATTGCACTAAGAGCCTCAGCACTAGCCAAGCTTGCCGCGTTAGGTCTAACGCCGGACGAAGTCGCTTCTCTCTAATGTATCCGCAAGGTACAGCGCAACGCTTGATCGAAGTCGCACTCGGAGAGGTCGGCTACATCGAGCAGGGCGAGAATCTGACAAAATACGGAAAACACACCGGGGCAGATGGCTTGCCGTGGTGCGGTTCTTTCGTGATGTGGTGCGCTAATGAAGCCGAAGTCAAGATCCCGAATGTGGTCTCAACCCTTGCCGGATCAAAAGCGTTCAAGGTTAAAGGTCGATGGCATGAGACGCCGAAGCTTGGCGATCTTGCTTTCTTTGATTTCCCGGATGACAAAGTATTCAGGATTTCACACATCGGAGTCGTCATCAAAGATGACAAAGACGGCGACGGTTGGATTACGACCATTGAAGGCAACACATCAGGATCAGGATCTCAACGCAACGGCGGAGAAGTAATGATCAAACAGCGTCAATACACAGCCGGCGGATCTATCGTCGGATTCGGGAGACCAAATTTCGCACCGTCGGAATTGGACTTTCCACTAATTCCGCCAAAGGTTGCGAAAGTAAAGGAGAAAAAGTGAAAGAAGCTAAAGAGCTACTTCTCAGTTGGCTCCGGTCATCTCTCGCCGGTGCGCTTGCTGTTTATATGACAGGCAACACAAATCCGAAAGACCTAGCGATGGGCTTATTGGCTGGACTCGTTCCACCGTTAATCCGATTCGCTAATCCTCACGACGCTACTTTCGGAATCAAGAAAAACTAATGACAATCGGCGAGTGGACGGCGGTTGCCGGATTGGTTATTTCGGTTCTTGCCGCCGTCTACGCGTCAACAAGGGTCATCGTCCGATCGGTAATGTCTGAACTTTCGCCTAACGGTGGACAGTCGATCAAGGATCAGATCAACCGAATTGATCTCCGGGTCGACCGGCTCTACACGATTTTATCTTTCGACGCGCCGAGACACTCCGAGGTCGTTGACAAGTTAGAGGACTAAGGCTGACACTTATTCCAGATCCGACGACAACGGATCAAGGGAGCTAAAATGTCAGGAAATATCGCATTCGCGATTATGGTAATTATTTACTCGGGAATCACATTCGGCGTCGCCGTCCTAGCTTGGTCTAGGGGCTACAACACCGGCAGATCCGAAGCTGTGTTCAAGATTGAGCGGCGTCTCAGAGCTGTCAAATGATCCGCAAAGCGAGTCCAGGTATCTGGTGCGACTATTGCAAGATCACACACGGGAAAGACAAATCCGGTCAATGGCGAGAAAAGGCTAAAACTCAAGCCGATTGGACTATTGAAAAAACACTAAAGAAATCCAATGTCGATCGCCATCTTTGCTTGGCTTGCGCTTATGGCGTCAGCTATGACGGCACATTCACAATCTGGGATCAAGTCAAATCCGTTCAACCAACTCAAGGGAGCCTCAATGTTTAATCTGTCCGAATACACCACAGTCGCCGAAAGAATCAAGATGTTCTGGGTCAAGTACCCGGACGGAAAGATTGTCACTCAAATCGTCGAAGCTTCTCAAACTCGATTTATTGTCAAAGCCGAACTCTGGCGCACCGAAGCCGATCCAGCTCCATTCGTGACCGGACACGCGAACGAAGTAATTTCAGAGCGTGGAGTCAATCGCGATTTCGCGCTGGAGAATTGTGAGACTTCGGCAATTGGTATCGCTTGCAAGAACGCCGGAATCGGAACCGAAAAGCATTCAATCTCCAGAGAGGAAGCCGAAAAGGTTGAACGGGTCAAGGCTGGTCAAACTACACCGGACGACAATCTCTGGAATGTGGATCAGGCAATGACCGAGATCACGACCAAACTAGGCGGCGAGATTCTCTCTGATGAGCCGGTATGTGCTCACGGTCGAATGACTCGCAAGAAAGGCGTCAGCTCTAAAACTGGCAAGCCGTACGCCGGCTGGACTTGCACCGAAAAGAATCGCGATGAGCAATGTGCTCCGAAATGGGATAACTAATGGGAGACCTTGAGATGTTCTTTCCAGATCGAAGCGCGTTGAAGTTTTCTGATGATGGAATTGTTGAGTCGGACTGGCTCAACTGTGACGGCTGTGACAAGCCTCAGCTAGTAAATGGCGGAATCGTCTCGGATCAAGTGTTCGTCTGCGCGAAGTGCCGGGTCATCGAATGATTAAAATGCCAATCACTAGACAAAAGGAATGGCTAGCTCTTTCAAAATCATTCGCTCGAATTGGTCGCTTGGATTTTGATCCTAATCACGAAAGCCGAAAAGATAGGGGCTTGACACTCTTTGAATATGTAATCCAGATGGCGCAATCAATCGGAGCCGAGATCGCTGTTGCCAAGTATTTCGGTGATGATAATTTCGACCCTACTGTTGACACATTCAAGCGCGAGGCTGATGTTGGATCCCAGATAGAAGTCAAGTGGACACTTTGGCAGGACGGACACTTAATTCTCAACGGGACAGATCGCCGTCAAGATGTAGCGATCCTCGTAGTGAATAAAGCTCCGAACTATGTTCTCGCTGGTTGGATACCGATCTCGATGGCTATGCGTGAGAAGTACCGTCGAGGCGATGGCTCTTATTGGATACCACAGGCAGACCTACAGCCGATCGAAAATCTAAGGAGTTCCAACTATGGAGACACTTCTCTTTGAATGTCTAAACTGTAAAGCGAGAGTCGAGCATAAGCAAAGCGATCCATTCGGCAACCTGCCACAAGGTCTCGTATTCGTTCAATGCTCGAGCTGTGATGTCTACTCTGTAAAGCAATTACGCAACGCCAAGTCACACAAAGAAGCCGGGATCTCTCGGTGTAGCTGTGGATCTTGGGTGATTGAAGGCGTCGCTTGCGTGGTATGCGCCGGGCTCGACACGCCGATGGATTGGGAGAAACGATGAAACACTTGACAATCCGATTTCTCATTTCTACAATCGTCTTTTGTAGTTCTCTTTCGTTGGTTGATAGTTACAAAGATTATGCTAAATGGAAAATCGGTAGTACCAAACAATATAAATGCTTAGATAAGTTATGGATAAAAGAGAGTAACTGGAACCCTAAAGCTAAACTCGGGTCACACTACGGGATTCCTCAAGGACGATCCGACTATCTAAAGACAGCTGATCCCTATGATCAAATCGACTGGGGTCTTAAGTATCTAAAGAACCGTTACTCTAAAGACTTCGCTTGTGAAGCTCTCGCTCACATGAACGCGAAGGGATATTCATGAGCAAGTCAGCTCTCACATCTACAGGATCGACTACACGCTGGAGAAAGATCAGACAGCGCGTCCTCGATCGCGATTGTTGGACTTGTCAGTATTGCTCGCAAGAAGCGGATTCGGTCGATCATGTAATCCCTAGAAGTCTAGGCGGTGGAGACGACGACTGGAATCTTGTCGCTAGCTGTATGAAATGCAACCTAGCCCGTAGAAGCCTTCAGAGCCCTACTAGGGGATTTTTTAATACTGGGAAAACACCACCGACCCCTCATGGTCTTTTCTCACCGCAAAACGGCTCACAACCGACGGAATCGGTAAGTCATGACAAAGACTAGGAGCGATCTGGTCTTGGTCGGTAATGATCCGGCTGATCTGGAATTAGGCGGTGTGGTGTACGGCTACAACACGCCAAGAATCCACTCGCCGCTCAACGATCTGCCGTCCCGGGGCTCAGAGTTAAGCGAATTCGCAACCGAGATCGGGCTCCCTTTGCTCCCGTGGCAAAATTGGATAGCCGAACACGCGCACAAAGTAAAGCCCGATGGACGGTGGAAACACTCGAATGTCTGCGTCGTAGTAGCTCGTCAGAATGGAAAATCGACGCTGATGATGGTTCGGATCATGGCTGGAATGTATCTGTGGAACGACGGACTCCAGATCGGATCGGCTCACCGGCTCACGACATCGCTTGAGACTTTCCGGCATATCGTCAACCTCATCGAATCCAATGATCGACTAGCTGACGAAGTTAAAAAAATCCGTTGGGCTCACGGAGCCGAGGAAATAGAGCTAAAGAATGGGAACCGCTATATCGTCAAAGCGGCGAACGCGGCGGCGCGTGGTATTTCAAAGCCGGAGACCGTATTCATGGACGAGCTTCGCGAACACAAAGACGAGGACGCTTGGGCTTCAATGAGATATACCATGATGAGCGCGAAAAATCCGCAAGTCTGGACTCTATCAAACGCCGGTGACAATCACTCGATCATTCTCAATCAGCTTCGAGAGCGTGGTCTGGCGGCGGCGGCAGGTGG